AAGACATATATGAATGCTACTGTACGTGACGGTTCAACTCCTTCACACGAAGAGTTCGCTAAACATTACTCTACCGCAATGAAGAAGAAAGTGGCTGGCGTAAAAACTGACGCAGCGAAAGCAAAACACACTAAGACACACGATGATACTATGAAGCACGTTAAGGCAAACAAAGCACACATCGAAGGTGCTATTGCGATGCAGCAACACCTACAGAAAGCTAAAAGTGTTCTGACAGATTCTCTTAACTCACATAATACAATCGGACACGAAATAGCAGGAGCCCCTGCAAACCCTGAAGGTTATGTTGTTCATCACAATGGCAAGCCTTCTAAACTTGTACACAGACACGAATTCAGTGCCGCAAACTTTGCGAGGGCAGGTGACTAATGGCTGATAAGCATATGGTATTCAGTTTTGGACGATTCAATCCTCCGACTGCTGGTCACAGTAAAGTTGTTGACCACGTTATGAAGACTGCTGAAAAGCACGGTGCAGATCACAAGGTTATTGTTAGTCACTCACAAGACAAGCACAAGAATCCTTTATCAGGTCAGCACAAAGTTGATTATGTAAAGCACATACACCCTGATGCAAATGTTGAGGCGTCAAGTAAAGAACATCCTCACTTCATGGCACACTTAGCCAAGATGCACAAAGAAGGATACACACACGCTACGATGGTCGCAGGTTCAGATAGAGTAGAAGAGTTTCAAAAACTCGCTGATAAATACAATGGCCCTAACGGTCAGTATCATTTCAAACATCTCAAAGTAGTCTCGGCAGGTCACAGAGATCCAGACGCAGAAGGCACAACAGGCGTTAGTGGCACAAAGATGCGAGCGCATGCATCTAACAACGATTATAAATCATTCAAGTCAGGTTTGCATCCTAATGCATCTGACGAACACGCTAAAAAATTATTTCAAGCTACTCGTAGTGGCATGGGACTACAAGAAGACCAGACTAGATTATCTTTTGGAGCATTTTTAAATGAACAGAGAAGCAGTATTTAATCAATTAAAAGAAGATGAAGGAGTAGTATATGCAATCTATCTCGACCATCTCGGGCTCCCAACCTTTGGCGTCGGTCATCTTGTCCTCAAAAGTGACGAGGAATTCGGAGCATCAGTTGGAACAGCAGTTACTGAAGAACGAGTCAGGGCATGTTTCGAGCGAGACCTCGATACTGCAATTAGCGAGTGTGGAACTCTATACGGAGAAGGGACGTTTGGAGGACTACCAGATGAAGTCCAGCAGATTCTGGTTAACATGATGTTCAACATGGGGCGTCCTCGTCTCAGTGGATTCAAGAAGTTTAATGCCGCAATCGCAGACGGCGACTGGAAAGAAGCTGCGAAAGAAGGCAGAGACAGCCGTTGGTACAATCAAGTCACCAATCGTGCTGAAAGATTAATGGTAAGGCTTGAGAATTTAGAGAGTGTAGACAGATGAGACAACAATTGATTAATGCAAGTAAAAAACATTTTGAAGCACACGTTGAAAAGCACAAAATGAATGTTGAGGTGTATTTGACAAATCCTGCAGGAATAGGAGAACACTCTGATATCATGGAAGCAATTGAAGGCGAGCTTGCACAAATGGCAGAATATGAAGACAAACTAGAAATGATTAACAAATATTTTGGAGAATAATAATGGCGAAATTTAATAGATTACTAGACGCAGACTTTCAACCCCCTAGAACATGGATTCTAGACCTCTCTCTTACATACGACTCAGACTGTTTGAACGAAACAGAAGCTGCATCTCTCAAAGCAGTGGGCGCAAAAATAAACAAGAATAACAAAATCACTGTACCCAAAGGATTTAAAACTGATCTAGCGTCCGTACCTAGAGCAGCGTGGATGTTTGTTGCACCATTCGACATCGCCCGTGCAGGTGTTGTACATGACTATTTGTATTACTGCATTCGCCAATATCGTGCTGCGGCAGGTGAAGGGCAAGATGAGATTTTAGTTCAGAATGCCAAGAATGCTGCCGACAAAGTATTCAAAGAAGCAATGGACGTTTCAGCAGATCATATCTCAGGTTGGAAGAAAGTTATTGCACACAAGGCGGTATCTTTATTCGGTCACAGTTCAATAGTACCTAGAGAAGAACTGTAATGTGGATACTACTTATCAGGTCAGCAGTCACCGGAGTATTTGGTTCTGCGTTTGGTAAGTGGTTTCTTTCCACTCGAATGGGAAGATGGTTTCAAACTAAACTTGACACTTTTATGGAATATCTTGCTAATAAGTATAATATAAAAGTAGCAAAGAAAGAAATTGCCTGGTCGCAAGCTTATCCAAATCTTGCTAATAGAATTGAACTATTAGAAAATTGGTCACACAGACCACTCACTCGTGATGGCTCTATAGATTTAAAAACTGAAATTGGTATGTTAAAAAAAGAAATTATAAATATAAAATCTACACCAACTGTTATTGAATCAACAATTGATCCGAACGATGAGATTGTTAAATTACATTCTTCAATAGAAGAATTAAAAACTTCTCATAGTGTTGGTTTAAACGATGAGATTGTTAAATTGCATGCAACAATAGAAGAACTGAAACAAGATACTAATTTCAAAGAGGATCTTATTAGATTGCAGAAAGAACATGAAGAGTTGAAAGTGATTATATCAAATATGAAGCAGTCTAGACCGAATGAGCGTGTAAGAACTAGAAATAATCAGAATTAAGGATTGACCATGAAATCATTTAAAGAATTCTTAGAAGAAAAAAGAGGTGCAGACTCTAAGGGACATTACAGAGCAACAGAAGACGGCGCAGGGATGACTGCCAAGGGCGCAAAAGCAGCAGGAGTAAAAACTGCTGTCACTACGCCACCAAGTAAGCTAAAGAAAGGTAGCAAGGCTGCAGCCAGAAGAAAATCTTTCTGTGCAAGAATGGGTGGAATGAAAGGTCCCATGAAAGATGAGAAGGGTCGCCCAACTCGTAAGGCTATGTCATTGAGACGGTGGAACTGCTGATGAAAATTGCATTATTCTTCTTTCTAATTATGTGTGGTATGGGCGCTGTCGGATACTTTTACTACAACGACACGCAAGATAGATTGGCGCAACTCAGAGAAAATAATACTAGACTTGAAATTGCCGCACAGACTAGCCAAGAAACAATTGGCAGAATGCAAGAAGATGCTGCACAATTTGAAGAAGCGAATACAAAACTTCGTGCAGAACTAAGCCAAGCAGAAGAGTATTCAGACGATCTTGCAAGTAAATTAAGAAGACATAATCTAACTGTCCTGACTTTACAAAAACCAGGCCTTATTGAAACGAGAGTGAACAATGCAACAGCAAAGTTATTTGATGAAATGGAAAACATTACGGGTAAGTCTGCTCCTGCTACTGCTGAGTAGTACGACTGCCTGTTCTCTATTTCCTTCACGCAAACCTGAAGAAGTTGTAATAACTCAGGTAGAATATGTAGAAAGGACTATTCCTACACAACCTCGTCCTAAGCCTGTATCTCTATATGATATAGAGTTTTATGCTGTCACAGAAGAAAACCTAGATGAGTTTTTGGAAAGATTCGAAAAAGAAAACGGCGACATAGTATTCTTTGCTATCAGTGTTCCTGATTACGAAAACATATCACTAAATATGGGTGAGTTAAGACGATTTATAGAACAACAAAAATCTATTATTCTATACTACGAAGAAAATGCAAACCCTAAAAAGGTAGAAGAGACAGATGAAGAGCTTTAAAGATCATTTAGAAGAAGGCGGACTTTGGGATAATATCCACGCAAAGAGAAAGCGCATTAAAGGCGGCGCAAAAGAGCGTATGCGTAAGCCTGGTTCTAAAGGAGCACCTACAGCACAAGACTTCAGAGATTCTCAGAACGAAGAGAAAGAAAAGGGCGTTGACGGCAAAGCATGCTGGAAAGGCTACAAGCGCATGGGTACCAAGAAGAAAGGCGGCAAGACTGTCGATAACTGTGTGCCTATGGAAGATGTAGCCAGTGTACAGCCTATGAGCGGCCCTACTGGCTCTATCTTTGCTATGAAGCATGAGATTAAAGAGGAAGAAGGAAAACGTCCGAGTGAGTATCAAAAAGCCGTAAACAATAATGATCTGAAAAAAACGGCGCAGAAAGCAAAATTAAAAAAGACTAAAGATAAGCCAGGCTTTGGCACTTCTCCTTTGAGACTTGGCAATACTGTAGGCACGACTGCTGCTCAAAAATATTCGACTGCTTCTGGTAAAAAACTTAAAGCCACAAAATACCATCCAGGAGCACCTGATCCAGAGGCAGCAAAAAGACGCAAAGCTATAGAAAAACATCAAGCAAGAAAACAAGAAAAAGATTATTGGGATGATGATACAGACTACACAAAAGGCTGCCCAATCTTAGAAAAACTCGATGCAACTAAGAACAGCATTGGCGACTATGTAAAAGATTTTAGTAAGTCTGATGCGCCTCAGT